TGCTGGTACTGTAAGATTTAAAGCTTACCCAGCTCCAAATGTGACTCCCGCTGAGGACCACTTAAATTAAACTTGTAGCCCACTAGGGCTACTTAAACTTAACCCTAAAATAGAGGAAAATTAAAATGGCTGTTATTCAATTTATGGAAAAACCTGAAGTTGGTACAACAATCGAAGTAGCAAACAACGTACTTGAAGTTAAACCAGACAACTCAGGTAATGTACAATTTACACGTACTGCAGATGGTTTAAAAGGTGAAGTTGCTTTACCTGAAGCTAAAGTTGTAATTACCAAAGTAGAAATCGTTGACAACAAAGTTAAAGTTACCAAATCAGATGACACTACTGAAGAATTACCGTTACCAGCTCAAGCGGTTGATGTGAAATTAAAAGGTGCGGAACTAACTGAAGATAACAAGTTAAAATTAACTTTATCTGACGATTCTGTAATCGAAGCAGACTTAGCTAAGTTTGTGGATGCACCAAAATCAGCAACCGAATACTGGACTGAAATCAAAGCATTACCTGATTTCAAAACTACAGTAATTGAATTACTTAAATCACCGGAAGCTAAAGCAGCATTGCTTGAAGTTCTTAAAGGTGAAGAAGTACAAAACTTGGCAGGTGATACTAAAGGTTACTTACTTGCTAAATAATCTAACGTGGGGGAGCAATCCCCCTTTGGAGTATAGATGAAAGTAGTACAAGACCTCGATTTACATGATGATGACTTTATCGTTGAAAACAATAAAGTAAGAACTCGTAAAATAGTTAAATCCTATAAGCTAGACTTTGCAGTAGGCAAAGACATCGTTACAACAAATAACCCTGTGGACTACGACAAGCAGGAACGCAGACAGCTTACTGTTATGGATGGTATGGGTAAAATCCACATAGACATTAAAATGGTTAAGACTATTGGTCCTCGTCAAATGTTGCTTAAATTGCCACCTGATGCACCTAAGAACTTAGAGTTGATTGAAACTCAACTATGGGATGGTACTTCAGTGTGGGTGGATAAAGGAAGTCCATGGGTTATGGGTAATGGTCTAAAAGCTGGTCAAAGATACATTTTTGATTTAATAGGGTTCTTTGGGTAATGAAAGTAGCAGAAATCTCAGAACTTCACCCTTCAGATTTTACAGTAGAAGATGGTAAGGTTCGTGTACTTAAAGCTTATAACTGGTATATGGCAGAATTTGCTTTAGACAAAGAATTTATGACTACTGAAAATCCAAGGGCTTACCTAGACCCTCAGTATAGAATGTTATCTGTATTGGATGGTACAGGTAAAACACATTTAGAATTTAAGGTACTTAAAGATATTCCTGATGGTTCAGTAATCTTTAAACTACCTGAAGACGCACCGAATAATCTAGACAAAGCAAGTGCTCAAACTTGGGATGGTGGATTAATTTGGTATAACAGTAATAACCGAAATATCTATGGTAAAGGTCTTAGAGCTGGACGTTCTTATGCTATAGATTTAATAGGATTTTTTGGAGATTAATATATGGCAGAAAAAATTGTATTTGGTGCTGATATTGATAACGTAACCATTAAAAATGTTAATGGTGTTTTAGTAGCTGTAGGTGGCTCAGAAGCTGCTGAAGATGAAGTAGAAACTCTTTCTGCTTACACATCTCCAGTAGAAGATGATGAACACTATGTAGAAACTACACGTCAATGGTTACGCCATAAACCTACACAAATGATGTGGGAAGCTAAGAAAATAGAACGTAAACCTCGTTCAGCACCTGTAAATGAGAGTCTTACTGACCCTATTACTGCAGATGTTACTATAGAAGGCAGTACTATTAAAGTGGTTCCTCATAATATCTATAATAAATCTACTATAGATGGGCATGATGTATCTTTAAGTACATTAGAGGGTTTTGAACAATATTTTAGTAAATCAAATTACTCAAATGCTAAAGCTTTCAATGAAGCTCATGCAGGTAAAACTTTTAAAGTAACTACGTTTCAACGCTTTGCTAAAGCTGGTGGGCACCCTTTAGTTAAACCTACTGAGCTTCAAGTAGCATATCCTACACTTCCATATTTAGAAGGTACAGCTAAAGTAGATATGGAACATTCCGCATACTTAATAGTTGCAGAACTTAGATATAGTGCTATTGCAGCGACTAACCCTGAAGTTAATTCGAACCCAGCTTTTTATAATGATTTACAGAATGCAATTTCTAATTTAGATGTTAGTAATATCAAAATGCGGTATGAATTGCTTACATCTGAGGGAAATACTTTGACCGGTGAAGTTAGTGTCGATGCTGATACTTATAGAGCTAATGGTGGTAATCTAGTTGTATATAGAAATAATGTTCCTGATTATATTAATCATAGTATTAAGCATGAAAAATGGTCTCTTGACCCTATTACATTAGAAGGCTTCTACACTAAGTTTCGGGTCACATTTGAACCTTATGAAGATACTAATAACTTCTAGGGAGTAACCTATGAAAATCCTAAAATGGCTATACGGAGTTGATACACGCAATGTACGTATCTATAACTTAGGATTCCATTCTATATGGTTCATGCTTTGTGTGAGCCATATCTTTGGAATCATTGAAGTAGACCTACCTAATACATTTGAACCAAAATTTACTACGGTGGTTTGGTTGTTATTAGCTTGTCTACTTACCAGTGTTGTAAGTATTGCTCCGGTTTCTTACTGTAAGAATCGAGATTTATATAAATATATTTCTCTTTTACTTGGTGCGTTAATCGAATTTATCATAGCTTATAAATATGTAACTATTTATCCACCATTGAACCCTATGGTAATTGTATCTACCTATTTAGGTTTCTGGTTCTTAGGTGGAGCTTTATTCGTCAAACAAGAAAAGAAGGTAAATTATGGAGCTACTAACTGAACACTTTCCGCTTGTTATGGTTATAAGCGGTAGTTTCCTTGGCTCTATTAAATCCTCAATGGACGAAAATAAGTATACTTTTAAACAAAGATTAGTAAATTTTTTGATTGGTGTATATTGTGGCATCTCTTTAGGATTAACCTATATGACTACAATCGAAACTGGTTATCTTGGTTTGATAGCTCTTACTGGTGCAATGATTGGAACAAACATTCTTGAGGTGATTTCCGACTTAGCTCCAGAATTAGCCAAGAAATTCTTAAGGGACAAATTTAAATGAGTTTTAAATTAAGTAGTAAATCTCTAAACAAATTAACCAATGTTCATCCTGATTTAGTCAGAGTAGTGCAAAAAGCTATTGAGCTTTCTACTACTGATTTCTCAGTTACAGAGGGTGAACGCTCATTAGCACAACAACAAGCTAATGTGAAGAAAGGTGTAAGTCAGACATTAAAATCCAAGCATCTTAAACAAGACGATGGATTTGTTCATGCAGTAGACTTAGTACCTTACCCTGTAAACTGGGAAATAAATGCCTTCTATCCTATTGCATATGCTATGCAACAAGCAGCAGAAGCTCTTAACGTGAATATCCGTTGGGGTGGATGTTGGGCTAAGCTAAATGGAGATAAACGCTCTCCAATGCGAATGGTGAAGGATTACAGTGATGCACGAAGAAAAGTTGGGAATAAAGTATTTATTGATGCCCCACACTTTGAAATCGTTGAATAATATTATATCATCTACATTGGTTCAAAAGAGCCAATAAACAGAAGGAAAAACAAATATGGCAATTTTACGCTATGAAGAACGTGTACGTATTGAACGTGCAAATGGTTTACGTAAACCAGACCAATGCGTAGAAGGTGGATGTGGTTGTTCAGTTTATGGTAGTGATGAAGCTTATAAAGGCAAATCATTCTCTGATATCGCTGCTACCCCTTTACGTCAAAATGCAGTGTGTCCTCATCCTAAAATGGTTGTACCAGTTACTGGTGCATTTGTTGTGGAAGAACCTGTTAAAGTATTTAAACCAGAATACAAAGACCCAGCTTACCAATTAGTAGATGGCAATCCTTGTGATGGTCGTTTAATCGGTGTAGTGGAAACTATCTCTGATTCTGACCGTAGTACTGTAACAGTTAAACAAGCTCATACTGTAGTTACTCACGATGTTAAAGTTGAAGATACTGCATTCGATGAACCTAACGAACGTCCAGTAGTAACTTCTACTATTAAAGCTGATGCTGAAGCTACTCAACCTGTAGCAGTAAATGCTACTGAAGCTGAAGAAGTTCCATTATCAGAAGTATCTGATGGTGAAAATTCAGGTCGTAAACCACGTGGTAAAAAAGCTGAGAAAGCTGATAAGGCTGACAAAGCGGATAAAGCAGATAAGGAAGATAAAGCAGAAAAACCTGTTGAAAAACCTGCTGCGGAAACTCCAGCAGCTCCAGCACCTGCAGAAGGTACTGATGGTCTTAATAATCAGACTAATGGCGACCACCTTTAATATCTAATATAGCCCTAGCAATAGGGCTATTCCTCTAAGGATTGTTATGCAAGATAATACAAATGTTGAAAGTAGCACTACAGACAAGGTACAACAGTTAATATCTGTATTGTCTGGTAGAACTGCAGAAAAGCTAACTAACTGGAAGAAAGAACCTAAAGTTGAAGACCTTATGGGGGACTATAAACAAGCACTCCCTGCACATAAGTATCACATTAGTCGTATTCAGAACTGGCTCAATCTGCTTAATCCAATTACCGATAAAACTAAAATCAAATCCGGTAGAAGTGGTGTTACATCTCGTATGGCACGTAAGCTTGCTGAATGGCGATATAGTGCATTAGCAAGTGCTATCTTAAATGAACGTAACTTATTCCAAGTTACAGCTTCTAGCCCTAAATTTATTGAGGCTTCTTTCCAGAATACTCTGGTTCTAAATTACCAATTTAATACCCTTATTGATAAAGTACATTTCATTAATACCTTGGTTCGAACTATGGTAAATGAAGGTACTGCTATTGTTCGTGTAGGTTGGGAAGTAGAACAACAAACCAAAGAAAGAGAAATCCCAGTATACGAATACATCGAAGCAGATGAGCAAGGTACTATGCTTATCATGCAAGCATTAGAACAGATTAACCAAGAACAACAACAGACTGGTGTTACTGATAGTGCAGAAACAGAAACTTTCAAGAATGCTCCACCAGATTTACAAGAAAGCTTAAAAGCTACTTATGAATACGGTATGCCAGTTATTGCACAAGATACAGGACAAACTCAGATTATTACTGAAGTTGTATCTACTAAAAATAGACCATCTGTAAAAGTAATTAATAATGCTGATTTAGTGATTGACCCAACATGTGAAGGTGATTTCTCTAAAGCTAAGTTTGTTGTATATAAGTACCAAACTGATTTATCTACTCTTCGTATGATGAACCAGAAAGCTCCAAATACATACAATAACTTAAAATCACTTGATGCAGATTCACCTATAGATTTAGGTGATATTAATACTCTTGCTGTTCTTCCTAATGAAGTATTTTCTGACTTGCTAGATAACAATCAGAACATTGAAAAAAGTTTTAAATTTAAAGATGAAGCTCGTAAACAAATTACAGTATATGAATATTGGGGATACTGGGACATTGATGGAACAGGTATTGCTCAAGCTATTTGTGCGACTATTGCTGATGATAAGTTTATTAAACTGGAAAGAAATCCATTCCCTGATAACGAATTACCTTTCGTAGTTATTCCATATTTGCCGGTAAAAGAATCTGTATATGGTGAACCAGATAGTGAATTAATCCAAGATAACCAACAAATCTCGCAAGCTTTAACAAGAGCTATGGTAGACATTAATGCTCGTTCTGCAAATGGACAAGTAGCTATGCCTAAAGGATTCTTGGATATTGTAAATAAACAAAGATTCAATCGTGGTGAAGATTATGAATACAATCCAGTAGCTCACCCTGCAGAAGCTATTTATATGCATACTGCAAATGAATTACCTCAATCTATGTTGGCTTTCCAACAAATGCAATATGCTGAAGCAGAAGCAATTACAGGGGTTAAATCATTTAGTGGTGGTATTGATGGTAATGCATATGGTCAAGTAGCTGCCGGTATGAGCCAAGCGGTAACAGCAATTAACCAACGTGAAGGGGACATTATGTTCCGTATCTCTAAAGGTTTAGAGAAAGTTGGTAATAAGATTCTTGCTATGAATATGGAATGGTTAGATGAAGAAGAAGTTATCTCACTTACTCAGTTCCAATTTGTTACTATTCGTAGAGAAGATTTAAAAGGTGATTTCCATTTAGCAGTTAGAATTAAATCTAATAGTGAATCTGAAGGTAAAGCACAACAACTTACTTTCATGGCTCAAACATTAGGTGAAGCTGCAGACTGGGGATTACGTAAACTTATGCTGATGGAGATTGGTCAATTATATAACTTAGATACATTTGTATCTGCACTTAAAGACTATGAACCACAACCTGACCCTATTCAACAAGAATTGGCTCAATTAGAAGTAGAATTGGCTAAAGCTAAATTACAGAAAGAACAAGCTGAAGCTGAATACTATCAAGCACGTTCTGCATTTATTGATGCTCAAATTGGTAATACTCAAGCAGACACTGACCTTAAAGCTCTTGACTTTATGGAACAACAAGAAGGTGTTAAACACGCTCGTCAAAGAGAGATTGTTCAAGCTCAAGCAGAAGCTCAAAACAAAGGTAAGATTGCTACTGAACTTCTTAAAGGACAAAATGCTTTACAAAAAGCTCAAATGGACAACGATACTAAACGTGCAGTAGCTGATGCTAAAGGTGAAAGCAAAGATGGTAAAAAACCTAAAAAGCTATCACAAAGAGCTCAAAACCGTGAAAATGCTAGACAAGCACAAAATAATTTAAGAAAATTGCCGAATCCTGAACTAGGTGCAGTTCCAGATGGATTATTCAAAGCAGACGGTTTAGGTAACTATATTCGTGGTGATGGCAATACTGTACAGAACCAAATCTAATAGACTAACATAAGAGGACTATAAAATGGTTGATACAACCCTTATTGAACAAATTGAACGTGAACGTAAGAACCAAGCACTTACCTTAGAACGTGCTGAAGCTTTATGGCGTTTAATGGATAATCCAGATTTCAAATTAGTATTCCGTGATTACTATCAAGGTTTATACTTACAACGTATTGTAAAAGAAGACCTAGCTACAGCAACTGCAGATATTACTAAACAGTCTGCAGTAGACCGTATTAAATCTATTGGTTTATTTGACCAATTTATTAAACAACTTGATTCAGAAGGTATGTATGCAAAATCATTTATTCAAGCTTCTGATGAAGAGTTAATTGCAGCTTATACTGATACTGACAGAGGTTAATATGTCGGAGTATAAACTTCCTGAAAGTGTGTCATTATTGACACGTGAAAGTGTGAAGCATAAAGTAGAGTTACATAATCTTATTGCTAATGGTGGAGCTAATTCTATTGAAAGTTTAGAAAACTATCTACATCTTAAACTTGTTGAGTTAAAAGATAGATATGAACGAGATAAAGACTCCTCTAGTGAAGATTACTTAAAAGGTATTAAAAGTCAAATTGACAATGTAGAACGAGCTATTCATGAAATAAGACAATATGAGAATTATATTACTAATGAACATTGTCTTAATATTACTAAGCTTAATCGCATTGATGAGTTTAAAGCACTGTTAGCAAATGACCATGCTTGGACTCGTTCCGGATACCTATTAAAAGAATTTGAGGTCTAATAATGACTACTGAAAATACTACGAATCAACCTGTAGAAGTACAAGATAATTTAGACATTGGTTCAGTACTAGCAAGTGCTACCGATGAACAATTAGAAAATGTAGATACCTTTGAAGAGTTTATGGCTCAACAAGGTGTACAACCTGAACAACCTAAAGAACAGGAAGAAACACCTAGTGATAACCAAGCTCCAGAAGAGACTACTAAAACTTCAGAATCTGAACCAGAACAACTAACTGGTGAAGCACCTGAAGAAACTACTGAGCTTACTGATGCAGAGTTCAGACAACTTGTTACTGCAAGTTTCAGAGCAAATCATCAGGATGTACAAGTAGATAATCCTGACGACATTAGAAAACTAATGCAATTCGGTATGAACTATCACAAGAAGATGGGTGAACTAGCTCCACACCGAAAAATTTTAAAATCGTTAGAACAAAATGGTTTACTAGAAGCAGACAAGATTAATTTCGCTATTGACCTACTTAAAGGTGATAAAGCAGCAGTTGCTAAGTTCCTTAAAGACCAGTCAATCGACACTTATGAATTGCCTGACTTAGAAGAAACCCCGTATCAACAAAAAGACTATTTACCTACTGATGAACGTGTAGCATTTGATGAAAAGACACAAGAGTTACAAGGTTCTGAAGCTGGTCAGCGTGTATTAAGCTATGTTAAGAATTTGGACCAAGATAGTTTCTATGAAATCTATACTAATCCAGTTATTCTAGATAACTTACAACGTCATGCTGAGAATGGTTTAATGAACGATACACTCGCTGTTCTTGAAAAAGAATATGCACTAGGTAAAGTTCCTGCAAACATTAAGCCTATTGATGCTTATGGTTTTGTAGCAGAACAACTTCAAAAGCAAAATCCAAGTAAGTATGAGCCTAATTACCGTGCTCCAAAAGTAGTAGGTAATAACTTGGCTCAGAACCAAGCACCTAAACAAACAGCTCCAAAAGCTCCGTCTAGTGCTGGTATTCCTAACAATACTCAAGCTCCACAAAGACAACAATCTTATAGTGGTATTGATGCGTTGTTGAATGCTGATGAAAATGAATTAGCTAAATACAACAGTTGGGAAGAATACTTACAAGCTAACAATATTAATTTTTAAGGTAACAAATTATGGCAGTTAATTCTCCAATCGACACTGCAACACAAGCAGATGTAAACACTATGGCTAATGCCCATGCTCCAAGTATTGGTTCACCACGTGCTAACTTATACAATGACCCACAAGGTCTACGTGGTACTCCAGTACAATCTTCTGTTGGTTCACAACAATATGAACGTATTTTCTATACAAAGAAAATCATTCCAGCATTAGCAAAAAAACGTAAATTTTCTAAAATGGCGGATACTATCGCTATGCCTAAAAATATGGGTCAGCGTATCCGTGCTGAAGTAGATATTCCTTTACTTCATGATGCTAACTTAAACGACCAAGGTATTGACGCACGTGGTGTACATATCCGTAACGGTAACTTCTATGGTTCTTCTAAAGATATCGGTAAAATCTTAGGTGCTATGCCGGTATTAACTGAAGAAGGTGGTCGTGTAAACCGTGTTGGTTTCTCACGTGCATGGACTGAAGGTACATTTAACAAATTTGGTTTCTTCTATGAGTATTCTCAAGATTTAGAAAACTTCGATTCAGACCCACAAATTGTTTCTCGTATGTACCAAAAAGCTATGGAAGCAGCAGAACAATTAACTGAAGACTGCTTACAAGCTGACTTATTAAACGGTGCAGGTACTATCGTATATTCAGGTAATGCTATCTCTGATGATACTATGGACCAAACTTCATTGATTTCTTATCAAGCAATCCGCCGTTTATCTCGTGCATTAGACGATAACCAAACTCCACGTGAAACCAAATATATCTTTGGTTCAACTAACTTAGATACTCGTACTGCAACTACCTACCGTACTCTATTCGTAGGTCCTGAAGTATTAAATATTTTAGAACAAATGAAAGACCACTTCGGTAACCCAGCATTTATCCATGCTCACCAATATGGTGCAGGTATCTCTAAACTTATGGAAGATGAAGTTGGTATCATCGATAAATTCCGTGTAGTTTATGTAGAAGGTATGTTAGGTTGGATGGGTGCAGGTGCTCCAGCAGACCCACAATTCGGTCTTGCACAAGAAAACGGTAAATACAACATTTACCCAGCATTATGTATCGGTACTGATGCATTTACTTGTATCTCATTCGATGGTTCAAATGGTGTGAATAATAAATTCCAAATTCATCACCAAAAACCTAACCAATCTTACAGCTTGTTAGACCCATACGGTGAAATTGGTTTCGTATCTATCAAATGGTGGTACGGTATCATGTTCAAACGTCCTGAACGTATCGGTGTTATCAAAACTGTAGCTCCAATGTAATATTGGATTAACTTATAGGGGTTCACTCGAACCCCTTATTTCCTAGAAGAACAGAATAGAAGGAACGACAATATGTCTATTGAACAAACAAATGTAAATGTATCTACTGATGAAGTGGAAATCAACGAACGTGATTATTGGAAAGAACAAGCGAATATTCGTGGGGTATCTTATGCTAACAATATCCCTACAACTAAACTAAAAGAGCTAGTACAAGCACGTATTGCAGAACAAGAAGCTGCAAATTCAGGTGGTACAAGAGGTCGTCAAAGTTTAGAGAAATTAGCACCAGAAGTGTTACAGAATATCGACAAAGCTACTGCTTTAGTACGATTCCAAATTAATGTACTTGACCCAAGTAAACAAGATTGGACTGCTATTACTGTAACTGCAGGTAACGCTAACTTCTCACCTATCAGACGTGTAATCCCTCTAAATGCACCTGTATGGCATGCAGAACGTATTCTTGTAGAAGTATTGAAATCTATGAAATATGCTCACCGTAAATCTGAACGTCATCCTAGATTACGTCAGCATATTGATAATATGTCCAAGCCAAAATACTTACCATGCTTTAGTATTGTAGAACTTCCTCCATTAACAGAAGAAGAATTAAAAGCACTTGCTGAACAACAAGCGGTAAACAATACTGGACAATCTGAAAACGATTAGTAACAATAGCCTAGTTAGTTAAAAATTAGCTAGGCTTTTTTAATGGAGATTATATGACAGACCTTAATAAGTTTTTAGGTACACCTATTACCGGTATCGGTAAACAATATGATGTATCCCAATTTGCAAATGACAGTCTTAGAGGAGATGCTGTAGTTGATAGATTTATCAATATGGCAGGTGCTAAGGCTATTAAACCATTCGATGCAGAAGGTAACCACATTGGTGCAGGATACGAATTTGACAAAGTAGTAGATGGTGATTCTGGCTTTGCTACTTCTGCTCAAGCATGTAAAAACATCTGGTTATGCGTACCAAATATTAATATTCCGGATAGTGTAAAGAATTTAGGTTTTGATGCAGAAGACGGTACAAAGTATAAATGGAAAACAGTTGAAGATGTAAATAAGATTGCTGACGAAATTGATAAGATTCCTGATGCTCATCAACTGGTTCAATTCTTATCAGATGCTTATAAACAAACTGAAATCTTTAGTTTACTTCATCCTAAGTTACAGAAAGCTATTATAGATTATCGTGATAAGTATCCTCTTCGTACTATTGAAGATTATGCTGATTTATCTGCTTATCTAAATGCTCCCTTTAAACAACTCAACATTGAAACTACAACTGAAAATGATGAACTTAAAAAGATTCTAGATGAGTTAGATAAACTTGGTTTAGAAGACCTTAATATTCCTTTAGTTAAAGTAGAAAACACAGACCTTACTACAAGAGAAGTAGATGGTACAGGCGTATTTGATTTCATTGGTTCAAGTGTTATGAACCAGTTAGAAATGATGACTAATAGAAATCTTATTTCTAAAGCTGATGTAGCAAATGTATATTCTACTTTACTGGTTCAAGGCTTACAGACTTCTGCACAATATGCATTAGAGAAAGCTAATATCTTGAACCAATCTTATGCAATGAGAGTTCAAGCAGTACAAGCAGCAGTAGCAGTACTTCAAGCTAAAGCTCAAATGCTTATGCTACCTATTCAGTTACGCTTACAATATGCTCAGTTAGAAGCTCAGCTTAAACAAGTAGAATTATTGAAAGTACAAACTGAACTTGAGAAAGAAAAATATCCACAAATCCAAGCTCAGACTGATTTAATCTTGGCTCAAACTGATGCACAAAGAATTCAAAATGAGCATCTCAAAGAACAAGCTTATATCCTTCAAGAACAAGTTAAACAAGCCGGTATTGCTACTCAGTTACAAACATTGCAACTTGACCAACAAGCTCTTGCAAATAATAAACTTGTTGAAGATACTAAACTTACAGATGCTCAAACTCAATTACAACTTAAACAGGTAATGCTAGCAGATGTTCAAAAAGTACAAGCTAAAGCAGCTATTAAACTCCAAGCACAACAACTCGAAAAAGAGAAAGAAGGTTTGGCAT